GCCAGGGCCACGCGCTGTGATTGGTTCTCAACATCCGCGAATTTGTCAGCAATCCGGCCCAGTATTTCATCTGGACTTAGGGTTATCAGCGTGGAGGCCTCCAGCCCCAACGCCTTAAATGCCGCTTGTGCCTCACCAGTGCCGCTGGCCGCTTCGGACGTGCGCCTAACAAGACGCTGCAAGGCAATGTCAAACTGTTTGGTGGCTACCCCTGACTGTTCCGCAGCCAATCGCAGTCCTGCCAGTTTCTCTGTTGTTATACCCAGCTTGTCAGAGGTTTTGGCGAGCGAGTCAACGGCAATTAATCCTTGTCGTGTCAGGGCTATGTATGCACCAGTAACAGCGGCTATGGCGATAGCGGTAGCGCGTCCAGCTATGGCGGCCGCATTTGACGCCTTGGCAAAACTCTTCGTCGACTTAGTCGATTCGTCTGTTGCTTTCTTATGTTTCTTGTGCGTCTCTTTGTTTTTGTCTACTTGCTTATCGAAATCCCTAACAGCTTTTTCGCCTTGTTTAGATTCCGTTACGACTCCTCTGGAGTCACCAGTGAATTTGACATTAATTCCGGTTGTTTCAGCCACGGCGCGCTACCTCCTGTATTACGGCCTGCTCCATCGTTTGGATGTGATCGAATATGTCTGAGTTCAGTTCTATGTGAACGATCTCAGCGACTGCACGCATGCCTTGGTAGTCAATGCCTTGCAGCCCCTGAAATCCCTTTACCCATTGCGAGGGCAGCTTAGAGAATAGCTTCACGGCTGTCCACGCGTCATCGTCAAGGCACAGCTCCACGTCCTTTGACTTGTCACGCGCCGTGCTGGCTAACTGCGCCGCCTGCGCTGCTCCAGCAGGTCCGGTTTTTGCGAGCCTGTTAAGCTCTGCTGTATCCGGCCCGTCTAATCCTGTGAGGATGAGGGCGGCGCGTCTAAGTTTCCCAGTTCTAGTTTCCGACCAATAACGGATTCTTGAAAGGACAGATACAAAGCGTTGGATACAATCGAATCCCCCATTGCCCACTTTCTAACCTCTTCATCAGGCAATTGAATAGCCTTTTCGTCTGTCAACTCGATGTCGCTAACGCTCACTAACACGCGATCCAACACGCCATCTATGAATTTAACCATAAGTTCCGGGTCTTCTTTGCGCTTCTCTTCAGTGGGTAGATCCTTGTTGAGTTCGAGCAACTCTGCTTTTGACAAACGATTGAACACACACCCTATTTCCTGGTCTACAAATTCGCCGTTATCAGGCCATTTGAAATTTACTTTCCATGGGAATGTTTTGGTTACTATTAATGCCATGTTTAATGGACTCCAGTTTTTGATTGTGACGGTAAAAACCCGGGAGGCGTGAAGTGCACACCGTCAAGAGTACACAAACGCCAACTGGAGAGAAAACGCCGCCCTCCGGGTGTTCGCTTGTCAGGCTATGTGAAGCCTAACGTGATCTCGTCGTTGCCAGCCGTGGTGGGTTTGATCAGCATTTGTAGGTTCATCATCAAATCGCCCTGGCTTTCGCTATAAGTGGGCGTGCTAAGCTCCACGGCCGGGGCGTTGACAGTGACAATATTACCAGCCGTTAAGCCGTGCACAATGTTAAGTGCGCCTGCCGTGCGGTTGATAACGTCCGTAAACCAGTCATGACCGGCGAGTAACGCCATGCTGAACGAGATCTGGCCAACCACTTTACGGTCAACCAACAACACGGACTCGTCGCCAACAAGCTCCCTGTGCTCGATCTGATTCTGGAAATCAATACTCACGGACTCACATGGAATTGACACGCCCAACAACGTCAATGTACCTGTAAACGTGTTACCAAACGGCACCGGAGTTTGAAAGGGCGTGAGCGTGTAGGTTGGGATTGCCACGTCCGCTGGCGCGCTCCATATCCCCGTCATGTCAAAATTCATTTGTGAGATTTGACGCGTGGAAAAGGACATGCTCAAGTTTCCGCGCGCACCTGATGCAACGCTCTGTACGCCATCCTTGTTAGCTTCCATCCACAAGGATTGGAACGCGGCGCTAATTGGGTTGTAGACCTCACTAACCAACGGCGTGTTTACGCCGACGAGACCACAAGCACGTAACATCTGATCGAACGGAGGCGCGGTGCCCGCTGCCCCGGATCCTGCAACTTCGACTTCGGCTTGTATCTTGCAGCGACGGGCTACCAATATCTGCCCCTCTTGGCCCAAGCTCGCACGGTCCAGGCCGCGTTCAATGAAATCCCCATCCAACGGTTGCACTGTGAGGTTTCGAGTCTGGATAGAGTCGGTAGCTTCTGCCACGGTCGGGTCCGTGTCATAGGTCGCTTCGATTTTGGCCGCAAGGCCTTTGATACGTTCAAGCATTTGTTACGATCCTCGTTAATGGATTTTGTCAGGCTCGGTTTTATTCCGCCTGGGATTCGTCGCTATCCTGTCCTGATTCGACCATACCGGACCCTGGTGGGGATGGTAGCGCTGGGGGTGGTGGTGGCGTTGGCGGGGCTGTTACAGCCTCTTGCCGTTTCGCACGCGATTCTAAAGCCTTACGCTCCGCCGCTGTACCTGGGATAGGCTTACCCGTGGACGGGTCCACGTCTTTGTCAGTGTAAGCGGATTCTGTCCGGGTCAGCTTTCCAGTTTTCGGATTACGCTCCCAGCGCCCACCCTCGTTCGGCGTTTCCAGTGGTTTGTCCATTGTGTCTAACCTCGTGTTATTAACGAATAAGTGTATCCGCGTTCTGACCTTCGGTGCGATATTCGCACCTATACGTTAGCAGCGCAATATGCAAGGCCTCTGTGCCAGTGCCAAACTGGTTAAAGGTTGTCGTGAACAGGTCCGTAGCAATGACCCCGCCGCCCAAGCTTTCGTCGACTCCCATTGCGTCTTCAACAAGCTGGCACAAGGTGTCCAGTTCTTTCGCTGCTGTCTCCTCATCTGGATCCAGCACGGCAATTTCTATAACAAAGTCCTGGAAACGTTGATAAACCTTGTCTGCATTGACATAGCCAGGATTCTCAACAACCACGCGCTCGCTGCCGTTGTGCACATTGATCGATGGATATTTCCCAACTGGACGCCCTCTACTGTTGTGGATCACTCCTTGTTCGGTCTGGCTACGGAGAGATAGCAAGGTAGTTCCAACAATGTAGTTACGTACTTGTGTCCGCACGTGTGTCATGGGCGCAACCTCCGTTTGTCGATCTCTCGGCCAACACGGAAATTAAACTGTTGGTTGAAGATCTTTTTAAATCTGGCGGGCAAGGTGATTCGGGACTTCGCGATGGCCGCGCGAGCTTCAGGCACAAAGTTAGCTGATATTTCCTTGATCTTCAGCCGGGCCTTGCCTTTACGTACAAACAAGCCTTCGTGACCGCTAGGCATTGTCGCTTTAAACCCGCTAGTATTTTTTACTCGCCCACCACTCCCCTTGTACGAAACACCTACGCGCAGGTCCTTCCCGCCCAGGTCCTTGAACGCCAGCACGTTGTAGGTCCCGACAAACAAGTTAGCAATTGGACGTTTGCGTGTGGCTCGTCTGATTCTGATTCGCCTGTTGAGGACCTTGTTTGGTATCCCTGTACGGCCCGCTATGTATCGACGCACCTGTGTGCGTTCCTGCGTCATGGCCTTATTGATTGCCGCCACTTTAGCTTGCTCCACGATCTTGCTACCAACGTCTGCCAAGAGGTCTGCTACCTCGTCGGCGTTGGTCTCGATCGTCAATGAAAAGCTGTCTACCATGGCGGCGCAGTCTATTGGATTATGGCTTTCTCAGCCAGGCCTGCGTGACACCTAGACCGTCTGGTGTGGGCTCCATAACCAAGTAGTCTATCCATAACGGCGCAGCCTCAGTGTTGGTGTTGACGGCTAACAAGTCATCCTCAACAGCCAGCGGCATATCAGAGGTTTTGGCTTGCATTCTGCCATTAGAGACAATGAAATCACCGTTCTCGCCTTCGGCTTCTTCAGTTGACAATTCAATAACAGCAGTGATTGTCACGCGCTCGCCGTTTATTGGTGAGTAGCGGCAGTCCTCGCCCATCTGGTCAATGATTGCTTCGGTGGCGGCGATTGCGCCACGATTGAATGAAAGGGGTTTGCCTATAGCCATGATGGGAGTGGTGACAAGCCCGGCCACACGGACCGGGCTTGCATTACCACTACGCTACGTTACGCGCTCTGGTGTCTAGGTAATCGTGCCGTTGCCGGGCAACAGCTTGATTTTGGCGCGGGATCCAGCCCCGGCGCTGGCCACGGTTTCCATCGCGATGCCGAAGTCTGACACGTCACCAGCCGCAGGGGTCATTGCATTGTCATTTACCAAACCAGTGGAAACGTCAAAGTCTACGCTCTCCCCCGCCTCGATAGCTGCGCCGGTTGTCATCAGCATGTTATACATGCCAGTGATTGCAACCTCGCCTACGCCTACGGTGGCGGCAATATCTACCGCCGCCACGCCCACGGAACAACGACCAGCACTACCCAGCACAACCGGAGCCCCGCTAAGAATCGCACCACCGGCGTTGTTATGGGTGACAGTATTTCCGTCGCCTACTCTGTTATCCATTTAAAATCTCCTGAATGAGAAAGTATTGGGTGCTTGTTAGCTGCCCGCGTTGCGTACCATGCCGCGTGAATCCAAGCGGCCAATACCGTAGTCCAGCCGGACTTTCCAGCTATGACCGTCAACCTTGAACCCGTCCACTGTATCCAGGAACGGCGTGTCATTGCCATCCAAGAACACAACCTCAATGTTGGGGTTGGTGGCCGCGCCCACATAGAACTGCGCCGCATCGGCATCGTCAAGCTCGGGGTCTGATATGACATCCAAAGTTCCCGCGTGGATGTTCTTTTTCTTTGGATTCGCTTGGGTGATGTCTGTTTCGCTTGTTATGAACTCAAGCGTGCTGTCCTCGATAGTGACAGGAACCAGGATATACGTGGCGCGCAAGTTCAACTTGGCGTCAGATCCGGCCCCGGTTGAGGCAAATTTCTGCAAGCGCATAAGCTTTTTGGCTTCGCCAATCGTTGTAGCGCTAACCACGCCGCCCGTTCCCAAGTTGTTGTGATTGGCATGGAACATCGCAACGCCATCCTGCATGTTGCCGTTGGCTACCAAGAGAGCGTACGCATCTGCGTTGACTGTTCGACGGGCCGCGATCCCCAAGTTGGTGGCGATCCGATTAAGCGAGTTGAGATCATCGTTGATGATTAACTGTCTTGTTACGCTAAAAAGGTTGCCCTTGGTTTGTGCCTGGTTGACTTCCTTTTCCTCACCAGCCGAGACTTCCAGGAATTCCCCTGCCTCGTTAACAAGCTGGATGTTGTTGAACGATCCCAGCTTGACACGGCTCACTTGTTTAAAGTCAGACACTTCGCCGCGTGCCGCCCAAGCTTCCCAGGTCGAGGGCCATTCCAGGTACCCCGCCACTAACACCTTGCCCAAAACGTTCTCTAACAGGCTGGGAAAGTCGGACGAGCTGTGGCCGAATGCCTCGCCAACGTAGCGCATTTGGTCCCAACTCAAAACCTCTTGGCCAATGCATTGAACAGCGCAGGCCTTGGCGATTTCCTTAAGGGACAAATTCCGATAATTGTTGCGTGGGTTGTCAACCTTAACACCGCACCGGGCCAGCATCCCTTCAGTGGCGCCAGCGAGGAAGTTATCCCGCTGGTCTTGGATAACAACAAACGGGCTACCTGCGCCGCGTCCGTCTGAAGAGTCTTCTGCAGCAGCAATGGCAGAGAGCAATTGAGTGCTCGCTTCCGCTACCGTTGCGGGCTGTGTGGTTAATTCGTCCGCGTCATTCCGAACGCCAGACAGACATGTGTCCATTAACTCGTCATGTCCGGTATGTTTGGCGAATAACGCCCGTATACCGTCTGCGCGTTCGCGCTCTTTTGAAACAGCAACAGCATCGCTGTCAATACTCGATACAGTAGTAGATGCAGCGGTGTTCGCGGCTTCCTGGGTGTCATGCGTTGAAACAATCGTTGTTTCGTCCGCTGGTTTAACCGTGGTGACGAACATGCCACCGGACCCTTTAACAACGTAATATTTCATTGCAACCTCGTGTGTTGGTTGGTTAGTTTTTTCGATCAGTACAAACTTGAACGGGATGCTCCCGTCCGGGCCTGCATTCACTTCGCCCGCGATTGTGGGCGTTTTCTTGAACTTTGACAAGTCAAAGGACGCTAGGCATGCAGCGATGTCTAATTCCTCGTCACCGTCCAGGGAAAGTATTTCGTCAATAAAGCCGCTCGCCAGTGCATCCGTTGGGGTTAGCCAGGTCTCATCGTCCATCATTGCGGACAATTCATCACGCGTTAACGAGGACTTAGAATCGTAGGCGTCTAAGAGGATGTCTTTGATTTTGTCCAACGTCTCGGCTACGCGGCGCAAATCTTCTTGGTTGCCAAAGACGCCCGTTGCCGGGTTGTGGATCATGAATAGCGAGGCTTGCATCATGCGGACGTTATCGCCAGCCATCGCAATGACGCTGGCCATTGACGCGGCCAACCCCTCAACAGTTACGTCTACTTTACCCTTGTGGAGCTTGAGCCTGTTGTAAATCTGGATCCCTTCAAAAACAGAACCACCAACGGAATTAATCCGTACATCCAGGTCCGCTGTTTCGCCTAGCTTGTCAAGCTCTGCGATGAAATCAGCGCTCGATACTTCCCACCCGATTTCCCCGAAGATTCTCACTTCCGCCAGGTTCGTCACCTTGTTCCAAATTATCGTCCACCACTTCATCTGTATCCTCCATAGCGATTTGACGCTCTATGTCTCGCGGGTCTCTGCCGCGCATTCTATTGATTCCTGCCCTAGACTCAAGCTTGGCGTCTAACAACGCTTGCCACGCTTTGACCTCTTTAAGCGGATCGATCCAAGGCATAGCTGGCTGTGTCCAGATTGCATCCGTCAGAGTTGACTCGTCAACCGTGCGTGGAATCTTTAACAAGTTTGCCAGCATGCAATTATCTACGAACTTCACATACTTGGGCTGGGCGCTGACTGTCACGACTCTGGCCCATACAGGTGTGTACAGCCTGTGTTGCTCTGTTAGTTCCTGGCGCTGGGCTGAATAGTTGCCGCTGTAGTCCTTTGACCATGACGAGTAACT